AATTCTTTGAATTCTTTCTACTGTACGAGCAAAACGGATATCCATACCTGCTAATGTTGATTTTCCTTCTACTCCTTCCTCATAACCTAAAAATGGTTTTGGAATTTTTAAAGCAGCCATCATTTTAGCTTTTAAATATTCAATATCAGTGGTACCATCATAATCTAAACCTTTTGTAGTATCAATTCTTGTTGATGCATCATTACCTCTAATAGGGATAAAGAAATCTTCAGTCATATTTTGGATATTAAACTTAAGATTATAATCACCTGTGCTTTGGTCTATATAAGGGGTTTTTTTCATTTTATTAGCAGTATCAGACATAAATTGTTCTACCTTATCAGGATCAGTATTACCAATATTAATGTAAAATACTCTTTTTTCAGGAGCCCTCATTATTCTATGGATTAACATTGCGTCTTCCATTAACATTAATTGTTTAAATACTTTACGAGCAGGTTCAAGAAATGATCTACCATAAGGTAAATAATTTGAATCTGTTAATAATCTAAAATGAGCTACTTCATAATTTTCTAAACTAAATTGGTCTCTTCTAACAGTATTAGTAGCACCACTTGCTAATCCATTAGGATCAAGAGTAAATCTAGTATAAGAAGGATTTTCTGGATCTGTTCCTTCTTCTCTTACTACTTCGTAAACGGATAAAGGTATAACATTATAAATACCGAATTTTTCAGATACTTCTAATTTTAAATAAAAGTCTCCATATTTAACCATATTTCTAACCCAAGTAGGAAGATTAAATTCTATATTTAGAACATCATAAAACAAATTATGTAATACTTTTCTTATATTTTCATCAGAAGAATTAATATTTAAAGTTTGACCATATTCATTTCTAGCAGTAGTTTCATCTGACATAATATCTAAAGCAGCTGCTATAATAGGGTCATGATCCATAGCTTCATAATCACTATAAAGCTGTAACCTCATTGATTGATAGTTAAGTGTAGGGTTATATTGCAATGATGACCCTACAGGTCTATGTAGACGTGTAAATCTATCATATAAAGAATTTGTAGCAAGATTTCCATATTTTTGGATTCTTGCAGTATCCATTACTTTAAGTCTTTTTCCTCCTATGTTACGGATAATAACATCACTTGAAAAAAGTCTTTGTAATCTTGAAAATAAACTAGTATCTGCCATATTGTTTGTTTTTAATACATATTAATCTAGAAGCCAAGTCAAGTCTTGTTGACCTTTGTCTCCCATATCTTGTGACCATCCGGCCTGTTTTTTGTTTACTCCACCACCTATAAAAATAGGAGGAGTACTTTTTTTCCAATTACCTAATGCGGCATTTGTTAAATCTAACCCTTGTTGTGCAAATTTAAGAGCTGTATCTCTTACATAACATGCTGTTGCCAGAGCCATAACTAAATCATCATTATATCCCGTTTGTGCTTCTGCTCTTCCATTTTTCCAAATAAAAGTACGCATTTCTTCCATAGTTCTTTTTCCTTGAAGGGTTATTGATTTTTCTCTTAAATAAGCATCTAATTTTCCTATTACTAATGGTCTTGTTTTTAAAGACATTGTAAATCCAGGAACCATTTTAGTAGTATCTATTATATCATGTCCTTTAGCTAAAAAAGCATCTGCATTTGTTGCTGCATCTCCTTTAGGAGAATAATATAAATTTTTATAACCTTTATCTATAACTACTTGTATTGTATTCCATCCTATGTTTGCATTTTCTATAACTAATAATGCATTATTATATTCTGTGGCCACAGCTACTAACATATGTCCATATTCTTTAGTACCTATTTGAGCTTTAAATTCTGCTATTTGTTTACTTTCTTTTATATCAATAATATGAAAAGCAGAATAATCTTTACTATCTCCCCTTGCTACATCGGCTACTACCATATAATTTCTATTATAATCAGGATATTCCCAAACATGAAAACTACCATCTATCCCTCTTCTTTCTACAGGATCACATATACCAGTAGTTTCATAATGGTTTAATAATTCAGGACTAAATACAGTATTACCTGAAGTTGTGAAATCACAATCACATTCTTGTGATGCCATTCTATGACCTAATTCATCTTCTTGTTGGCTTCTCCAAGCTTCATCTCTTTCTGGATGTACTGTCCAAGGTAATCTAATAGGTAAAAACCCATTTTCTCCTGTTTCTGCTTTAACCCACATTCTATGAAAGAAGTTTCCAGTTCCATTAGGGGTTGATAATACAATTGCTCTACCCCCCGTTGATAGTGTTTGTTGTGATGATGCCCAAATTTCTTCTATTCTATTTTCTTCAATAAAAGCAGCTTCATCAATTATTAGTAAAGAAATAGCTTCTGATCTACCAGCATCACTTGCTGCTGATACTGCTTTAATTTGTGAACCATTTTTAAGCCGGAGGGCTAATTTATTATTTTCTTCAAAACCAAGTTTAAGCCAAGAAGGTAAATTTTCATACATAAATTTTACCTTTGTTACTAAGTTTTTAGCTGTATCTTGTTTTGTTGCTATTACAAGAACATTTATGTCTTTTTGAAATAACATATACCATAAAGACATACCTGCTGAAAGAGTAGAAATTCCTAATTGTCTTGATTTAAGTATAATATTTCTTTCATTTTTATTTAATAATCCTAAAACTTTTTCTTGAAATGTAAATAAATTAAATTGAATACGACCTCTTGTAGGATGTTGAATCATACAGTACTTTTTCATAAAGTATACAGGATCTTTAGCACACTTTAAGTATTCTTGTTTTATTATTTGTTTAATATTAGGTTGAGACATATATTAATACATATTACTTAAAACAGATTTTATTCGGTTAACTCTATCTTTTGTAGTACCAGATATATCTATTATTATACATTGATCTTTATATTCTGATATTATTTCTTTTATCTTATCATCAATATATACTCTATATCTTTCATCTGTTTCTCTAATACCATTATCTTCTATAGGTATAGAAAGGTCATTTATATAAAAAATAATACTATATTCTTTTATAAGATGACTTAAAGCATTTTTTAAAGAATTTTTTTCTTCTTTATTCATAGCTTCAGATAAAGCACAAAAAGCCATAACATCAATTATAGTTCTATCTGTTATTATTTTTTCTTGCATTAATTCAGCTGATCTTTCAGCTGTAAATACGAGTTGTCCTTTAAATGTACTATCTGTATTTAAAGGTATCCCTAATGAACTTAAATATTTACTACGTTCTGTTCTAAAAGTGTAATCTTTAAATTCAGCTTCTTTTTTTAATGCATTTACTAGTGTAGTTTTTCCTACACTCATTGTTCCACATAAACCTATTTTCATATCTAATGTCTTGCTCCTTTCATTCCTGATTGCTTATACCAAGGTAATCCTTCTCCTGATTTTTTAATTTCATTCCAAGTATCATAATCATATTGAATACCATTTAAATACCATTCTTTTACTTTTTGTTCTTCATTAATTAAAGCAGGACCTTCCCAATTATGTAATTTATTTTCTCCATTAATTTCTAATGAATAAGCAGTTGTTTTAGAACCATCTTCTTCAATTTTACTTAAAGTTCTTTTTCTAAACTTTTTTTTACCTCCAGTTCTTCTAAAACCTTCTACTTCTACATCTCCAAATTCTTTCATATTTTTAATTATTTTTTATTATATTTTCAGCTACATATGTACCTTGAGCTCCTGATACTGTAATACCTCTTGCTGATAATGCATCACCTACAAAATAAACATTAGGAAACCTAGTAAGACTTAAATTTTCGTAATTTACTAAAGGTTCAGGTGATAAATATTTTACTTCAGGCATGTAAATACCCCAATCATCTTTTAATGTTGGGAATACTTTTGTCATATCCCTAATAAAATCAATTATATGATTACCATGTTCTCCTAATGCGTCAAATAAGGATTCTGTATTTTCTACTACTACACATCTAACTAAATTACCTTCTGATGTTTTTGAAGGTATCCTATTACTAGGTGAATAATATGTGCCTGTTTCTCCTACTTGTAATTTTTTAACTGCTTCTCTTGACCAATCAAATGGTTTATCTATACCTCTAATTTCCATTAATATACCAAAATTAGTCATATCATTTCTGTATGCTTCATCTTTTTTAGCATGGCCATTATAAGAATGATTACCATAAGTATCTTCTACAGCAACATAAGCAGCATTGTTATTTGTACAAAATGATCTTAAACTTACATTTTCTAATTTTCTATATAATTTAAAATCATATGATATGTCAATTAATTTTTGAAAATGATGTTGTGGTGCTTCAAATCTAACTCCTATTTGTACTGGTTTTGGTTCTGTTGGTAATTTATATTTTTCAGCTAATTGCTTTCCAAAATCAATTCCTGATTTACCTACACCAAAAATAAGTTTATCATAGTTAAATTGTGAAATGTCTGTATAGACTTCCTGTTTGTCAAAATCAATATTAGTTACTTTTTCTTTCCATCTAAAATTAACTCCATTATCGGTTAAATATGTATACC